CTGCGTCAACATACACTACATGAGCTTCTTTTTCCCCTGCCTCTATACCATGTTCCAAATCAAACTGTGAAATTCCACCCGCAGCCGTATCTTCAATAGTCTGTACAGCTTCCCAGACGGTATTGTTAAAGTAACTTGAACGCAGTGCGGATGCTTCTTTCCAGACACAGATCATGTCCTTCTTTTCTGCACCTGTCTCTCCCATCGACCTGACGCTCTGACCCCAAATAGTATCAGTATTCGATACATCACTTACATTAACAGCAACCTCCCATCCGGTTATATCAAGAGTGGTAGTCTGATTTCGAGCCTTGACATAAATGTTTGTATCGTCGTCAAATACTGCAGTAGCCCATAATCTAGGGGCAGACTGCCTATTGCTAGCTAAACCTACACGTTGATAAGTTCCACCGTTACCATCAAAGACCTTAGTTAAATTTTCCCACGCCCAACCAGTGGCACTCGCTTCATCACTTTCTCCTACCCAGGTGTCTATTCCGTCGGAGTAGTGAATAGTGGTCGGAACGCCATTTTCAGTACCCCGGACAACAAAGTCAGCATCAATAGCGTCAGTATCAAAGCCACTACAATCTATTCTTGCATTTTCATTCTCGGCCCAGTTATCACCAGCTAGATTATCTTCAGCAATCCACTCAAATATTAGTCTATCATTGACTGTGTCGTACCTAGCACGCCAGAAATTAGGATGTACGTGCCAAACTTTCCTCTGCCAGTTGCCTCCAAATTGCCTAGCACATACCGATCTCTCCTGTAACTCTATATTGTAGGTCACAATATACTGCCAAATATCATCTTCATCGTCGAATATAAGCCTGCTGAATTCTCGATCCACATAGATTGTATGATAGTCCTCAACAAACAGTGATGCTCTACAGTCATCAAAACACGCAATCAGCTTGTCATAAATGTTCTCTATTTCAGCATCGTCAGAAGTATCACTGAAGATACTGAACTGTACGAGAAAGTTCTCCATCTTCTCGGTGAAGGTACGACCAGGAACGTCCGAGGTGATAGAATATGTAGCGTAGGGGAAAGCCTTTTGGTCAGGAGCAGTCTGAAAGTGCAGGCCACCTGTTAAAGCATCATACAGGTCATCGTTCCCTAGATATGTCGCAAAAATTGCTTCTTTGAGGACTTTCATTTCACGCTTTGCCTCTAAGGTGGTCCATCTTCAACCCACACATTTGCACTAGTTAAAGTCAGATCGTTGTCTGCACTACCGTTTAACGTTACCCCGCTACCTTCAGTACATTGCCAATACTCTGTAATAGTACCTGATAATGACGTATAATCAAAGGGGTTTGCTGCTTGATAAACAATCTGGACAGCTGACCAATGTGCCCCTACTGCATAGTACAGCTTGGCGTCAGTAACTATACCGTCGAGTATATTCGCAGGTCCAGCTGATGCTCCGATGTGAAGCTTCTGAGTATTTGATAGTGTAACTGGGGCGCCTGCCCCTGCAACAAATATGATAGCTGTGTCGTCCACGCCATCTGTGAAGATTTTCGATATATATGGGCTACTCCTATCAAAATAAACAGCAACATGGTGCCACAGCCCGTCTCTAATGTCGCTACCAGCCCAAATATACGACTTCTTTGCGCCATCCTCGATTAGCAATTTGTGCTGCCCGCCATCTAAATATAAACGATACCCGGTTGTACCATCGTGCTTACTCAAGAGCACCTGATTGGCGGCTGATCCAACCTCGACTTTGACCCACATAGACACCGATATATCCTGGGTCGTTATATCATGAATTGTACCATCAGCTGCCTGAGCATAGTACGTAGCATCACAGTTGATAACCAACATCTCCTGCAGTTCGCACCTATACCCCACGGCGTATTGATATATGTCAGCTGCTTCATCAAACAGAAGTTGTGACAGCTCCCGGTCCACATAAATTGTATGATAACCAGATACATGTAAAGATGTCCTACAATCGTCATAACAGGCAATCAGCTTGTCAAAGATGTTTTCTATTTCAGCATCGTCTGGTGTATCGGAAAAGATATTAAATTGAAAGAGAATATTCTCCATCTTCTCAGTAAACGTACGACCAGGAATATCTGATACAATAAAATATGTAGTATAAGGATATGGTTGTCGGTCAGGAGCAGTCTGAAAGTGCAGTCCATTAGTCAATGCCGCCACTAGGTCAGCATTTCCAAGATATTTAGCATAGATAGCATCTTTGAGGACTTTCATTTATCTCGTGCCTTCTCAAGAGCGGGCCTCAAAAACGGTTTAGCTACCTTTCCTGGCGCTCCTAGCTCGACTGCTAACGCATAATCCAGATTTGAACCCACTCTAGCTTCAAGGTCATCTTTGTCTATTTCGCTAGTTATACTTTCTTTCAGAGCACCTGTAACAACTGGGACAAGCTCTTTCGCTGTTTTTTCGACTTGTTCCGCTTTCTTTTCAACAAGCTCCAGAGCGTCCCTCTTTGCTTTTTCAAGAACTTTAGCGCCGTACCACTTTACTTCCGCCATTACGTCACCTCGAGTAACTCTAGTCGCCAATGCTTTATGCGTCCATGCGTGTAATCCATGATCCCTTTGATCTCATACAACGTAGATCCTATTCTAATGCGGCTTTTTCCGTTGATATAGGTCCTATAATCGGACCGAATTACAGAATAAGGAACCCGCAGATAATGTGTAGCAAAAACAGTGTCCTTATCGGTGTAGCGACGTTCTTTTGAAGATATAGGGTAGAAAACACCATTGAAAGCAACGATATCTGCCCAGGTTTCTGTTCTACTGCCAGTTGACGTAGTAGTAGCTGTCAGAGTTTGTAATACAGCTTCTGTTTTAGGCCCGATCATTGGTTAAATCCTTAGAAGACGGTAACTCTGCCAGACTGCTAAAGTCTCTTCTGGTAACAGTTCAACGTACTTTTGTGACAAGCCTGCTACAGCTATAGATTCTTTCCCGAATCCATCTTCATCACGGCGGTCATACAAATGCTTCACTGCTACCGATATAGACAATTTCAAATCATGTGGCATGAGCGCAGCGGAATATCCAGCCGTGTAACCTATGTAAATATTTTGATATCCTTTAGGAAAACCGCTCACAAGATATATCTCACCTATATTGCCTTTGTACTTGAAACCGCCTACAGGAGTACTCGGTATCTCTAAATACTCATACGAAGCAGTCGTATTCGCCCTAGCACCACAGTACAGAGATTCACATGCAATCAGTTGGGTTGACAATATAGCGGCAAGATCACTATCTGCTAACGCAGCAACCCAGCCCTTACCTAAAGTGTTGATTTGAGTCACTACAGCCGTTAGTGTCTTGTATGTGGCATAATCTACTTCACTACTACTTGCACTAGTTCCACCGAGTACAACTAGAGTGACTTTGGTCGAGTCCACCTTCACATACGCATTTGTAGCATCAGCAGCAGTATTCTTTACTTTGATAGCGTTATCTCTGCCAATAGACAATTGGGTAATAGCTGTTACAGGCCTTTGCTTAAGGCGTAAGTATTTACTACCTTTCCCGCTGCTCAGCTCCGCATAAGTAACACTCTCAAAAGCTTGGTCGCAATATTCCTTGCACCAAGCGTCAACAGCATTCAACAGGGTTTGCACCATGTTTGCAGGATTTCCGGGGACAGCATTGTCGGAAGTGATGGTTTGAGCTGCTGTATGATTCTGAGAGAAGCCACAAGTGAGTCCTCCGTCACTGCCACTATGTGTGTAGGCAATAGTGTGACCAGCAGTAGCGTCGATAGTAAACTTATATGTGGTAGCGCTGTAACTGACGACAAATGTGATGACTCCGCCGGTGAGCGTAGCATCTGCATTCATCGCAGTCTGCAAAGCTGTTGCTAATTCTGAGCCTTCATACACGTTATCTGGAATATCGATGTCACAGGGTCCACCTTGGTCACTAGTTAAAACTAACACATCGTTAACAGCAGTGATAGTGAACGATCCTTTGATGTCTACGTCACAGAACGAGCACGCATTCGCAAGCGATTCAATTGACATAACAATCCCTTACTTTAGGCGGCAACGGTGGCAGGAAAGAAGGAGATTGGAAAAGAAAACCTGCCACCGTTGCCCTATACAATCTAAGGTCCGGCTAATTTATACACGGCATACATCTCATCTAGCGTTGTTACTGTTGGCAATGTCAACGGGGAACTGGCGCTCATTAGAGCACCGTTCAATTTATCGATTCTTCCTCCAAGAGCCTTAATCGCCTCCATATTCAAGCGAATTTGCATCTCTAGATTCTTGTGACGCTCTAAGCTCTCAAGTTTGAAAGAGGCAAAATCCGCTTTAATCATGGTAATTTGAGTAGCTACGTAACCCATAGCTGACAGCGAAGCTGCTACCATTATAGCAAGCAGATTTGCGACTATTTTCGCCCAGATTTTCTCAGCCATCATCGACTCCTACTTCCTCTCCGCAAAAGTACAGCTTTCCTAGCAAAATTCTCACTACCCAGATGCACTAGAGCTACTTGAGGACGAGCTACTTGAAGTAGAACTAGAGCTACTTGAGGATGAACTAGTAGAACTGGAACTACTTGAAGATGAGCTACTTGAAGTAGAACTGGAACTACTTGAAGATGAGCTACTTGAAGATGAGCTAGAGCTGCTTGAGGATGAACTACTTGAAGTAGAACTAGAGCTACTCGAACTAGAGCTACTAGAGGATGAACTAGAGCTGCTTGAGGACGAGCTACTCGAACTAGAGCTACTAGAGGATGAACTAGAACTACTTGAAGTAGAACTGCTGCTGGAACTAGACGAAATCCTGTCTTTTATTTCGCCCTGAACGAACACCTGGACCTCGCCGGTGGCACTAGCGTCTACTGTCAGACTTTTGTTCATGTCCAGTACTATCGAGGGAACAAAGACCCAAGTATTCGCGGATCCCCCAAGGTTATTGAAGTTGATAGGTCCCAACAGCGGTTTCTTTACATTACCGCCATACTCACCCTGACCAATAGTCACAGTAATAGCGGATATACAGGAAATCACAACTTGGCGTAAGGCCAAAGCTTTTCCTATACCTGGTGCTGGAACAAGCTCTTCACAACCACTAGCATCCGCACTGACACCATTTACTGCAAAGCCGTGTGTTTGGGGCTGTAGGTTATTGATCACAATAGCCATTTATTCCTCACATCCTTTCGCATAGATTAGGGTTACGATCGCTTCTGCCACATAGCGACATAGTCGACCTTCACTGTACCCAACCCTGCGCCTGATGCCTTATAGACACCGATGTAAGGCTGTAAAATGGCATTAGCACCTGTTGCAGCATAGTTGAAAGCAGTCGTGCTGCAAACTTGATTGCCATCGATACGGAACTTGATGTTATCTTCTTGACTGCAATCGATTTGGAGGATTCTCCACCCATCTGTTGCAGCATCTAGTCCAGAGTCAACATCGAGATCATTGACGTTATCGTCCATTTGACATCTGATAGACGCAGCACCGTCTAGGTTAAAGCATAACTGGTAAGTTGCGGAGTCAGGCAGACCGTCTGTCCAGTCATCAATCAGACCCACGATAACTTCCGCCACCAGCGTAGGTATGACTGGGACTAGGATCCTAGCTTCGAATACTAAACCCTTAGTGACGTCCCAGTTTCGCTGATCGTTAGTATAGAGACCCGCTTCCTGTTTCTCACTTGTAGAGTCTAGTGCACCTTGAATATAGCCACCAGGTGCATCTGCTACTCCACCCAGTACTCCACCGGCTACATCCTTCTGCACCCAGTCCATACCATTTTCAGCAGAACCGGCAGCTGGGATCACAACGTTGCCTGCGTTCACGAAGTCATCCTTAAAGAAAACCGGCGCATTAGCATGGACTGTTTCGAACTCAGCATTATCGTAAAAGATCTGTATATTGTTTCTCCAGTGACATTTGGTACTCATTGAATTTCCTCCTATTCCGACCTAAGATCGGCCGATCTGGTATTATCCAGACCGAAATAAGTGTTGTGTTTAGGTTACTTTGTGACTACATCGGCTGATTTAACCATGCGATCAGCAGGTGGCCCCTTCAAGGCTTTACTATTAGCGTATTCCTTAGGGACCTTCTTCTTAGGGATCCGCTTTATCGCTGTTTTAGCTGTCCCTCTTGCCACGAGAGCCTCTCCCTGCCGCCTTTTGACATTCAGCACCGTACCCGGATCGCAGCCCAAGTGTTTTTCTTTCAATTCAATCAGCATAATTATCACTCCTTCTTCTTTAGAGATGTAGTACCTCCTGTGCGACCAAGAGGTACTACGGATTAGCGCCGACCTGTGCTAAACTATCTTCACTGCATCGATTGCAGTAGGCATAGGATACTTCTTCCAGCGAGCATCCTTCATCACAGCGAAGGCTACTCCCTGCGTCTCTGAAGAAGCTGCCTGCGCGATTACGATCCGAACACAATCGAAATCGTTTGCCACATCAAGCATGTCCTTCTGCACCGGGATCATGTAATGCTTGAAGGTCACAGCGATCGTGCTGAAGGTGTTACCAGATGCCGCTCTCGCGACCATAGCATCCTCGTCCTGGCCGGTTCCAACAACATTGGCAGTAGCGCCTGAGACATCAGTGGTGAGTCCTTCAGCGGCTGTCCAAGTGGTCGAACCTGTCAAGAACGCAACAAGCAGGAAGTCCTTGCTTACTTCAATAACCAGGGCGGTATTGTTCGATGATGTACCGGTGATTGTGTCACCGACTACAAAGTTCGTAGCAGATCTGTTATTGAAGTAAATTCGCTGGCCCGTCTGGAAGTACCGTGTAAAGCCGAGGGCCTTACCGCCAGTTCCAGCTAGGGCAGTTGCTTGCTCGAGCGTAACTGCCGCTGCACCACCTGCCAAGTCGCCAATGAAGATATGGAACTCAACCAACGGATACTTAGCCATACAGATCCACGTGCCGTTATTACTCCCTTCGTAAAGATCTTCAGGACCTATACATTGCACGACATTCTCATTGGGTGTACTGTCGCCAAATTGCACTTTATTCAACTCCTTTTCTTATAGTTAGACTACTTGGGTAGTCGTTATTATCTTGCCTGCAAGATCACGAATGGAGAGCGATCATCCCCATAAGGCGGCTTGAACACCTCCGGCCACCAAGGCTGTCCGTCAAACCAGGCTGTAAACCTGAATGCTGTTTGACCATAGTCGAACTTCAGATGGATCGACTGTGCGACTTCTGGACCAACCTGCCCTGTAGGCTGACCTACGAGATACTCGGGCATATTGAAGAGTCCGATATCACCTAAATCTCCAATGGCTGACATCTGATCACAGAATTCGAGAGGCATGCCGAGCAGCACCCACACCAAGTTATTCTGGATCTGACTGTTCATCAGAAATACGTTTGATCCGCCTGTTCCAACTTCCTGGTTCAATCGGACCAGGTCAGGTAACAACTGCCTGTTTGCATACCAGGTACCGTCTCCGATCTCGCCATAGAACTGAGCGTACATCTGGAGGATGTTATCTAAGACCACAGTATCTACGTCTTGGCCATCCTTCTTATCGACAGTCAAGGTGCCAGGCGCATTGAGGATACCATAAGGCATATCAACACCAGTTCCACGAATGATTCCGCGTGTCATAGCCTTGATAAATGCCTGCTCGAAGGTCCTATACAGCAACGGTTCCACGGAGATAGCTGACCACCTCATGATCTCATCGGTCATGAACGACAGTCCTGTCAGCTTACTCAGATTGAGAGCTACTGTGCCAACTTCCCAGTCAGTTGCCACATATTGCTTCTCTTCACCCTTCCAGTAGGCTACAACGCCGCCTGCGATCTCGCATTGAGACTCGTCAAAGCCATCCAGGAACGGGATGTCGATCTTGTTAGTAGCCATAGGTATGATAGTTGCCGAGTTCATAAGATTTAGTCGATCGCTTATGCGCTCTAGCAGAGTTTCTGCATATTCAGTAGGGACAAGTGCTCCGCCTGCCTCCAGGTTACCTACGTTCTGAGACGGCTCACCTGCAGTACGAACCTCGTCGCAGTAGTTGATCCAGTCTCTAAGTTCATCACTTGGATGAGCTAAGCCTGGACCAGCCTTCCAAACATCGCAAGCAAAGTGCCTAAAAGCTGAGAACTTGTGCGGCTTGTTGGCTTCCTTCTCAGCAGCAGGCATTTCCTTACGCTCTTTGGCCTCAGCCAACTTCTTCAGAGCCTCATCGTACTCTGCCATACGCTCATCAAGCTTTGCAGCACGCTCCACGTAGGCTTTTCTTTCCTCTTCGGTAGCCTTCTCTGATGCAGCGCCGATAGCAGCCATTTCTGTCTTAAGAGGCTCCATCCACTTTGTTTCGATCTTTTN